TGGTAATGGATTTGCATTTTGGTTATATTAAAAATTTATAAAAATGAGTAATACAAGACAAATTAAGCCAGTTCAGATTTGGACTGCAAATGGTCAAAAAGAAGCATCTATTTTAGCTTTAACTAATTTCTTTGATTATCATTTTGATGATGGTAATGGAAAGGTAACTTATAAGCTTATTGGAATGGAAGGAGAACCTACTTCAGCATATGAATATATTACTGCTAATATTGAAATCCCTTCTTCAATAATTCAAAATTGGGGAGCTGATGATAGTATCATTTGGAACTATATTGCTGAACAATTAAATCTTGAATTTCTATGACACCACAGGAACTAACAAACTGGTTAATGCTTATTGTGATTGGTATCATTGGGTACTTAGGTCAAACCTTTATTTCAAGATTAGATAGGTTTGAAAAGAAAGTAGAGAATATCTTAATTGACAATATTAGTCATACTAAAGATATTGAGAGGTTGAATGCTGATGTAGATGATCACGAAAAGAGAATAACCAAATTAGAATCTTAAAAACAAAAAAAAATAAATATGAACTCATCATTTTTGAACATTGATTTGAAGGATTTAGGTAAGGGGTTGATTGTTGCAGTTTTAACTTCAGTATTGACAATCGTATATAATACTGTTGAAGCAGGGAGCTTGACTTTTGATTGGAAGGTAATTCTTACTACTGGAATCACTACCGGACTAAGTTATCTTCTAAAGAACTTATTGACTAATTCTCAGGGAGAAACTTTTAAAGCCGAAAAGTAATTAAAAGTAATTAGTGAAAGGGTTAGTTTAAAGAAAAAACCATCTCTTTGAGATGAGATACAGGAATGAAAAGCACTGTACCACACTCACTAAAAACAAAAAAGCTCCGTAGAAACGGAGCTCGGTTACCCTAAATCTTAATCTCAAATCCTATGATTAGGACAAAAATAATACAATGAGATTAATTACAATCATTTTTTCAATATTTTTTTTGTTGGGTTGCTATACCCAAAAGAAAGCTGAAAGGTCCTTAAATAAGGCACAAATCAATTTCCCTGAATTAGTTGCTGAGAAAAGCTCCTTATGGTATCCTTGCAGTCAATTTAAAGGCACATCGGATTCAAGTCAATACAAATCCTTTGTCAAACAAATAGATAGCTTAAATGGGCTTAAAATAGATAGTATTTATTTTTATGATACTTTGACAAAGTTTGACACCATTGTCAAGTTGAAGAAATGTCAGGACTTAGTTACTAAGTATAGAACCATTTACAAGAATCTTCCTGCAATTCACGATACAGTTATAATGGTTTCTACTGCTGAAAAATACACAATAAAGTATTTAGAGAATGAAAGAGAGGAATCACATAAAAGATATGACAGATCAACGAAGCTAAATATTTGGCTTTTATTGGCTTTAATAGTTTCAATACTTGCTCACCTATTTAATAAGAGAAAATGATAACCGGACAAAAAGGAATAGCATTAATTAAGAAGTGGGAATCTTGCAGATTAACTGCTTACCAATGCAGTGCTGGTAAATGGACTATTGGATTTGGAAATACCTTTTATGAGAATGGGAGTAAGGTTAAAGAAGGAGATAAAATTACTCAGGCAAGAGCTGAGGAATTGTTTAAGAATTTGTTGCCAAAATTTGAAAGCATTGTTAATAAGAAAATTAAACTATCTTTAAATCAGAATCAGTTTGATGCTTTGGTTTCACATACCTGGAACACAGGGGGTTCAGATACTTTATTTGATCTTGTGAATAGAAAAGCAAAGGACAGTTATATAAGGGATTGGTTTGAAACGAAGTACATAACTGCAAATGGAAAGGTTCTTAAAGGACTTGTGAGCAGAAGGAAAGAAGAAGCTAACCTATACTTTACAATATGATTGTTAAAAACAAATCAAAAGCAAAAACTAAAGAGTTAAAAACTCAAAGAAGAAGATTGTTTTTTGACATTGAAACTTCGCCGAACATTGGTTTGTTTTGGGAAGCAGGGTTTAAAAAGAATATTGACACTTCAAACATCATTAAAGAAAGAGCTATCATTTGTATTTGTTGGAAGTGGGAAGATGATAAGAATGTTGAGTTTGTTCATTGGGATTCCAAACAATGTGATAAAGCTTTACTTCAGAAATTTATTAAGGTAGCAAATCAAGCTGATGAACTTGTTGGTCATAATGGAGATAAATTTGACTTAGCTTGGATAAGAACCAGATGCCTATTTCATAAGATTGAAATGTTCCCAAATTATAAGACCATTGACACTTTAAAAATCAGTAGGTCAAAGTTTAGATTTAACTCAAACCGGTTGAATTATATTGCACAGTTCTTAGGTATAGGGAGTAAGATAAAAACTGAATATAATCTTTGGAAGGATATCGTTCTTAACAAGTGCAAAAAATCTATGGACAAAATGATTAAATATTGTCAAATGGATGTAATATTGTTGGAGAAGGTTTACAAGAAGTTATCCGGCCATATAGAACCAAAAACACATTTTGGAGTAGTATTTGGTCAGGATAGAGGGAGTTGTCAGGAATGTGGTTCAGATGATTTGCATATTAAAGCTCACAGGATAAGTTCAACAGGACTAAAAAAGATTCAGTACCAATGTCAAACCTGTGGTAAGTACCAAGTAAAAACCGATAAATGATAAAGAGAGATATAGAAAAATTATTGGAGTATATTCCAACATCAGAAAAGATTGCAGTACTTGAAAGCTTATGCAAAAAGTATAGAAGGTTAAACTCACAAAGAATCAATGCAAAGCAAATGGGCAGGAGAGTGGATGATGAAAGGCCTGATTTACAACTTTTAAAAAATAAAGATGGAAACTGAAATTGATATCCCTTTGGAGTTCCCTGATTTATTTGAAGGTGAATCTATTTATGAAATATAATCTTATGGAGAATCCTACTAACGAACAAATAAAAGAAGTTATTGCTGAGATTATTCAGGAAGCAGAACCAGTGCAAGAAACTGAAATGCTTGAAGAAGGGATTGTTGAATTTACAACTGCCGGTGAATATATTAACTCTGCTTATTTTGCATTGTCAGCAGTAGAAGATATTGACACTGCTATAATATCTAAAGAAGATGAAAAAAGGATTAAGAGAATTAAAAGAAAAGCTATTAAGATTATTGATATTTGCTTATCTGAAATGTATGATGAGCTATTTGAAAATGATGAAGAAGATTAGAGTTTGATTTAAACTTTGATTTGTGTTTTGATTTAGTTTTGTGATCGGCCGGTGTTTCTACACTGGCTTTTTTTATGTACTTATACTATTGGTTATCAATTAGTTATGATAAGTATAAAAAATAATTAAAAAAAAGTTCTAAATAATTTTGTTTTAGAAATAAATTCACTTTATATTTGCTCTATCAAATCAAAACAATTAAAAATCTAAATCAAAATCAAATGCAAAAGCAACCAATTCAAAACAACAACACCGAAGCTTCTAATCTTGAAGCATCAATCACCTGCACAATTATTATTTTAATCTGCCTATTTGGAAATCAAATATTAGACAAACTATTTTTTTAATTAAATCAATTCAAAACTAAAACTAAATCAAAATGAAACTTCCTATCACAATCAACAAGACCTCTTATGTAGAGTTTGACACTCCTGCTTATTATGAATCTAAGTATGGTTCATTTCATAAAATCTATGAAACTGGTATGATATCAGTTTACAAAGATATGATTGACAACTTTTACATATTAGATAGAAAAGGTAATCCTGATGAGTTCACAGTTAATAAGGTTAGGGAATTACTTGAAACCGGCATACCAATTACTAAAGATGAATTTTTACAGGAATTTAATAAAACATTTATTCACCTTAACATTATTGCATCTTGATACTGCTAATCTTTTTAATGATATTTGTTATATGGTATATAACAGTATTAGCAATTTTAGACATCACAATCTTTTTAATAAATCACAAAACAATTAAAAATCAAACAAATGAAAAAAAGCGAATCAATTAAGAACATTTGCAAAGCTCTAATAACCTTCAAAGTAAAGGTTGGAGCAATTACTAAGGATGCTAAAAATCCTTTCTTTAAATCAACCTATGCAAGTTTAGGAAACATTATTGAAGCCATTGAAGAACCATTGGCTGAATCAGGACTTGCAGTGATGCAATTTCCTACTGCTGACCATTGTCTTACTACAATAGTAATGCACGAATCAGGAGAGTGGATTCAATCAGTTTATAGAATTAGACCTGTAAAAGATGATGCCCAGGGTATCGGATCTTGTCTGACCTATCAAAAAAGATATGCATTGACCAGTGCTTTACTATTAAATATTTTAGAAAGTGATGACGATGGGAACTATGCTACTTATGGAAATGGAACTCCACAACAACCTGAGAAGAAGGAGTTACCCTGGTTAAATAAAGACACCAAAGAATTTTCAGCAGTATTAGCTTATCTAATAGACAATGGTACTATGGACAAAGTAAGATTGAAATATAAAGTAAGTAAAGAAGTTGAAACATTATTATTATCAAATCTTAAAAAATAGTTTGTTATGCAAGAATTTTTATTAGATGAACATTCAATGTTTTGTAGAGATAAAGAATATTGTACAATGAAAGACAAATTTTTGTTTTATGCTTATAATGAATTTTTTATAGTAAATCATTATTGTTGTGTTTCACATCATAATAGATATGATTTCTATCAAGATTTAATTTCAAGAGTATGTGATAAAATTAAAATTGGAGATACATACAATGTAGTATATAAAAATATGAGAATGAAATTTGATGATAATATTATTTCATTAAGAAAAGATGGAAAATTATTGAAGAAAAATATTTATGATATACATTATACATATTGTGATAATGCTGGTAAAGAATATTGTATCTATTCTGAAATACCATTTTTTGATAAATTATGCAATAATGATGAATTAAATGAATCTTATAAAAAAGCATTAGAATATATCAAATCTAAAGGGTATCACGAATGTTATGAAAATCAGTTATGGAATTTATTTCATAGGAATTTATATCCAATAGATGACAGATTATGTGTAAAAACAAGTGATGATTTAATCAAACAAATAAAGCAATTAATAAACCAAAAACAAAACACTTATGCTAAGTAAAAATCAAGTAAATTCAAAAGAGTTGTTAAAGCATTGTTACACTACAATGATGTTATTAAAGCAAAAAGCTATTTCAGTAGAAGAAGCAAAAGCTCAATCTAATCTTTTAAAGCAATCCAATAATCTTTTAAGATATGAATTGGATAGAGCAGTAGCAATTTGTAAATTTGATCAATTAGAAATAAGAGATATTGAAAGTGAATAAAACTGCATATTTAATTAACAATTCAATAGGAGCTTCAAGTAGAAAAGTAAATGGACTCAAAGGTGATAAGGTCAAAATCATAACTTACTCTCTTAATATGAGATTAGTTGAGAATGAATCAGGCCACAAGTTTTGGGTTAATGAAACCAATCTATCTGAAGCTCCTATCCAAAAAGAAATATATGAACAAACAAATACCGACACTAAAAGCCGAAAGAAAAAAAGATAAAGAGTATAGACCTAAGCCCTGGTTACTCAAACCTACTGAAGAAAAGAAAGTTCAGGGATATTATTATGTGAAATATAAACATAAGGATCAGGTAAAGAAACAAATTGATAAGCTTTTAAATCAATACAAATGAAAATAAATCAAGTTTATAATGAATCTTGTTTAGATACTTTAAAAATGATGCCTGATAATTATTTAGATGCAGTTATTACAAGTCCACCATATTGGCAATTAAGAGATTATGGTTATCCTGAGCAGTGGGGACTTGAATCAACATTTAATGAATATCTTGAACATTTATGGGAAATGATGGATGAGATTTATAGAACATTAAAACCTGAAGGAACTTGTTGGGTAAATTTAGGAGATAGTTTTTCTACTCAAAGTGGTACTAATTTA